ATAATACTCAGTCATCAAATTATCCACCACATAATTTGATCAAATATAGTGATGAATCATTCGCTATTGAAGTCGCTGTAGCTGGCTTTAATCAAGATGATCTAACAGTTGAGCAAGATCAAAACACATTAACTATCTCTTCGGTTGATGTCGAAGCAGAAGAATGTGTCCAATATGCTCATAAAGGTATTGCTACTCGTAAGTTCGAAAAGAAATTCACTCTTGGTGAATTCATTGAAGTTACAGAGGTTAGCCTTATTAATGGTATTCTCTCAATCTTACTTGAGAAGAACATTCCAGAAGAGAAACGACCTAAAACGTTTGCGATTAACTCTGAAGCTAAATTACTACAGGGGTAATAATAGTATACCTCTCGTGCCTCTGATATAAGCATACTTCGGGAGGTGTTTAATTCTCAGAAACATCCTATCCTATTTTATGTAGTGACGGTGCTGAGATTTCTTGGTCTTTCACCCCTTTCGCCTTAGTAAAGGGGTTTTTTTATTTATTTTGAATTTAAATTATAAATAATTAAAACTATTTTAATTTATTATGAATAAACAACCAAACAATAACGATTTCCAAGACTTATTTCAAATTTATACCGAATCTTGTGGGTATAATAAAGATGAAGATGAAGAGAAAGAAGACGAGGAATTAGCTACTGAAGAAGCTGACGAAGAAACTGAAGAAGAAACTGAAGAAGAAACTGGAGAAGAATCTGAAGAAGAATTTAAGGGACTTGAAGAGGGTTTATTTGATAGACTAAAAGCTAAGGGTTCGGGTGCTGTAGCTGGTGCTAAAACTATGGCTGGTAATGTCAAAAACGTTGGTAGAGGTGTGGGATCACAAGTTAAACATAACCTTATGGGTACTGAAGCTCCGAAAACGAAAACAAAACCAGCAAAAAGACAAAATGTCGAAACATCTGTTAATGATAAGAAAGTACACAGTATTTTATCTTCACATATTGTTAAACTTGATAAAGCATTATCGAATTTAGCTACAGATGTAACTAAACTGGGTGTTATGGAAGCTAGTGAGGCTGAACAATTAGCTCAACAAATTTCTACACAAATTAACAAAGCGTTTGTAAAGAAAACTAAAGGTCGAGCACTCACTTCTAAAGGTAGAAAAAACTTTTAATAAATAATTAATAACAATTAACTCTAAACCCTATCAATTATTGATAGGGTTTTTTTATTGACTTATGAAGAACTTATGTTATAGTATTAATATGATTAATATTAAAAGTTGCGTAGGTAAAAAAGTCGTATACCAACAATCTAATTGTTCAATTCTAGGTGAAGGGGTTGTAAAAAAGGTTGTTGGTGATACTGTAATGATTGATAACACTTGGTTTGAATCAAGTATTATTGTAGTTAAACATATTCTATCTGATAATATCAATGAATCTGGTAATAATGGAGAAACCTTGATCTATGGATAACGAAGATAAAACTGAAACATTAACTAAGCAACAGGAAGCTATGTATGATGAATTAATTAAACGTGGGGTTACGTTTAAAGGCTATACTGATTGCGATAACGCCGTACCTAAATTTCATATAAAACCAGTTGAAAGAACAAAATATCGACCACATAAGGGTTTAAAAGAACTTAAAAAAATGGAGAAAAGAAAAAATGCCACTACTTAGTGTTTCAGGTACTCAAGGTATCGGTAAAAGTACATTTATCGAAGATTTTATTGCAAATTGGCCTATGTATAGGACAATGGATAAAACATATAGGGATATTATTAAAGATAATAACCTAAATATTAATCAAAATACAACAAAAGAATCTCAACGAATTATTTTAGAATCGATTGTTGAAGACTTGCGTTCCGTTAGTAAAGATGATTATGTTATTTTTGATAGATCACCTCTAGATAATATTGTGTACTCTATTTGGGCGTATGATAAAAATGAGGGTGATATAGATGATGCTTTTGTAGCTGACTGTATCAATATTTCTCGCCATGCGACTCAAAAACTAGATTTAATGTTCATGATTCCTATGACAACACAGAATCCTGAACTAATTGATAGTGATCTTCGAGATATTGACCCGACTTATCAAAGTGAAATTGATGAGTTATTTAAAGGGTTAAAGAAAAAGCGTGAAGAAAATGACGATGTGTTTTTTGTTAAGAATGATTCACCGATGTTTATTGAAGTATTCGGTAGTCGTGAAGCTCGTATTGAGATTTGTAAGCTTTATCTTAATGAAGAAGGTGATTTCTACGGTGAAGAAGATTCGTTAATTTTAGATAGTAATGGTGATGCTATTAATAGTCTTAATGAAATTGATACTGGTGAAGCTCAACAATTGAGGGAAGTGCTAGGATTACAAAAAGATAATATTTATCGTGGAGATAAATATCAAATTTAAATAATAATAATAATAATATCAAATCCCTATTAATATTAATAGGGATTTTTTTTGTAAATAATTAAAATGAAAGATAAAAACGGTGTCCATTATTTTGAGGTAAAAGACCTTATTACGCAATTTGTATCAGCTTTTGATAGTGTTATCATAGGTAGATTCAATGGTAAAACTAAAGAATCTGAATATGAGGTTAGATATGTTCATGCCCCTAAGCAAAAAGTATTACATGATTTAGTAAATAAGGCTCAACATATAACTGTTCCTGTTATATCATCTTATGTTACATCTATTTCTAGGGATGAAGCTAGAGTAGAATCTAAAAACCTTGGTCATTATATAAATTCTGGGCAAAAATATAGTTACGAAGTACCTCAACCAGTTCCAATTAATATAAGTGTAAGTATGAGTATAATAACTCGGTATCAGGATGATATGGACCAAATACTCGCTAATTTTATACCTTACGCTAACCCATATATTATAATTTCTTGGAAATTACCTGATGAATTTGCACCGACTATTGGTACTGAGTTGAGAAGTGAAGTATTATGGGATGGTAATATATCTATAACTCAACCAATTGATATGGGTGAAGGTGGTAAATATAGAAATATAGCTGAGACAACATTTACAATTAAGGGGTGGTTATTCAAAAAACATCCAGAAAATCCTATAGGTAATATATATGAGATTGATACTAAATATTACCCAATATCTTCTATGGGTCAATATATGAATACTGATCTTGAAGTTTACGACTCTCACTCATTATCATCTTACCCAGTAATTACTGAAACAATAGATGATACTGTAGTAATTAATGATGATTACCCATTAATTGGTAATAATGTAGATAGTATAGTTATTAATGGTCAAACACCTACTTTAAAGTTTGAAGGTGATAATTTCCAATACACTGATGCTGTATATTTATCTGCTGATAGTGACACTATACTAAGTGATCCAATGTTATCATATGGTGAATTTAGTGGTTTTGAATTATCATCATATATAGCAATTTCTGATAATGTATTATATGTTACAACCCCTCAATTAAATGATGTTGGAAATATTAGTGTAATTGTTCAGAACCCTAGTGGTTATGTTATTAGTGAACCAATTAAAATTATTGAAATTTAATTCTAGACTAATTGTGTGAAATATTATATAATTGATATATAAACCACTTATTTATAAATAATTCAAATGGCAAGTTTTCAAGATACATCAAGAGGTAGTTTTCGCAACGAACTAATATCTTCATTGCGTTCACTCGCACCATACTCAAGTAAAAGTATGGTAGAAATGATTTCACAAGATAACCCTAAATATAAAGATTTTTATACTCAAGGTACTAAAAGAGATGAGATTCTATCTAAACATAGTATCACCCAAGGTACGCCATATGACTCTCACCCTATGGGTGAGTTTAGTTTAAATGGTGATTACCATACATTCATGTATGCTAATGTTGAACCTGATAAAATTAAACGATTACAAGAATATCGTTTAATGTCTGGTTATGACTTTATAACAGCAGCTCTTGATGAAATCTGTGATGAATTTGTTGTTATTAATGATAACGATGAAATTTTTGAATTTGATATTAAAGATGATAGTGTAGATAATCAAGCTAAAGAAACTCTTAAAGAAGAATTTTATAAAATAATTAGCCATTTTGATTTACAAAATAAGGGTTGGGAATATTGTAGAAATCTTCTTGTTGATGGTGAATTATACTTTGAAAATATTATTCACCAAGAACATACTGAGAAAGGTATCTTAGGTGTTGTTTCTATCCCCACAGAGAGTATTGATCCAGTATTTAATAATGTTCAAAACTTATTGGTTCGTGGGTATCTCTTAAGAAAAGAGATTTTTGATGAGCAAACGAAGCAAACTAAAGAGGTAATCCCTATCATATTTGATAAAAATCAAATCACTTATTTTCATTCTAATGAATGGAATGATGGTAAAACATTTAGATTACCTCATTTAGAACATGCACGTAGAGCTTATAAGCAGATTAATATGATTGAGGATAGTATTGTTATCCATCGTCTTGTTAATGCTCCAGAAAAACTCGTGTTTAAAATTGATGTTGGTAATATGCCACAAGCTCAGAGTGAGAGATATGTCAACCAATTATCTCAAAAATATTGGAGTAAAAAAACCTATGATTCTAAACAAGGTGGTGTCAATATGTTTAACCCCCAATCAATGCTTGATGCATTTTGGTTTCCAAAACGTGCTGGTAGTGAGGGAACTAGTGTAGAAAAATTACCTGCTGGTCAAACACTCGGTGAATTACCTGATTTAGAATTTTTTACTAAGAAATTATTTCAATCACTTAATGTCCCATCTAGTCGATTATCAGCGGAGAGTAGTTACGGTGATGGTACAGAAATGTTGCGTGAAGAACTTAAATTTGCTAAGTTTGTTATTCGTATTCAACGTCAATTTTCAGAAACAATTAAAAAAGTTTTTATAACTCATTTAAAACTACGTGGTTGGTGGGATGAATATAAATTAAGTGAGCGCAAATTCAAAATAAAAATGAACGAACCTACACATTTTAATGTGCTTAGGGATCAACAACTTTTTGAAATTCAAAGTAATAATTATAGTGGTATGGCTCAATCTGAATTAGTGTCAGAAACTTATGCTCAAAAACTATATCTAGGGTGGGGTGATAAACAAATTATGGCTAATAAAGAACATTTGCGTAAAGAAATGGCGTTTAAATGGGAATTGGAAGCTATTGCTCAATTTGGACCAGACTGGAGAAGACAACAAGAAAACGCTGAGAATGATGCCGCTGATGCTTTTGAAGGTGGTGGAGACTTAGGTGGAGGTGGTGCTGGTGGTGTCGGTGAAACTGATTTTGGTGGTGGTTCTGGTGTTGATGACATGGGTGGTGATTCGGAATTACCTGATGAAACACCTGAAACACCTGAAACACCTGAAGCTGATAGTGAATAATAAATAATTAAAATAACATAAAATATGCATAAACCACTATCAGCGTTCTTTTCAACTCACCTCAATCCTAAAGTTGACTCTATTGAGTCTTTAGCTTGTAGAAATGTTACATTATTAGGTGGAGATTTAGCAAAATTAGAATTAACACAAGATACAGCTTATGAATGTATATCTAAAGCTGTTGAGTTGTATACTCAATATACTGAACCTGATACAGAGTTTTTATTATTTGATTCTGAGTTATATGTACCAGGTGTTGGTATTAAAGTTGATAATTTAATGTCATATACTCCAGAATTATCTTCTCAATACGATCCAACTGATCCAGATACTGTTGTTGGTAGAGATTATGATTTACAAGATTGGAGAAAGGTTATAGATGTCAGAAATATAGAGGTTGGTGAAAATAGTGGATCTAATATATTATTCACGGTTCAACATGCTATGGTTCAACAAATGGGAGCATTAATGCACTCAGGTGGTCTAAATAAAGGTTTCGATCTTATTACTTGGTATAACATGAATGAGTTTCTTGAACTTAGAAATAAGTTATTATCCTTAAAACAATATACTAGGTTTGATCCAAATACTCAAATTTTGAGAATATTCCCAGAACCAACTGGTGCTGATCAATCAATGAATCAAGGTTTTGGGAAATATTGGGCATTAATAGAATGTTATGTTGAACCTAGATTTAGGGATTGTTTAAAAAACCATTGGGTTCAAGAATATTCTTTAGCGTTAATGAAGATCGCTATCGCAAATGTTCGTGGTAAATATAGCGGAACTCAATTATTCGGTTCTGGTTCCCTTAATTGGGATACATTTATGAATCAAGGATGGGAGTCTAAAGCTCAATTAGAAGAACAATTACTGAATGGCACAGGTGGTTTTGCTAACGGCGCACCACCATCATTTATAGTTTTTTAAAAATATATGAAAAGTTTAGTCATAGTCGATATTCAACCTTTATATCATCAACATCATCGTGATATTACTCCAAAATTATTGGAGTATATTGAAGATAATAGTAATTCTTATGAAAACATAATATGGTTTTATAATTCTAAAGAATATGGAGGTTTAGAAGAAACTATCGATGATATGAATGATTATATCGGTGATTTTGGAATTATATCAGAAGAACAGTTTGAATCTATTATTTTTATAGATAAAAATCATGGATTTTTTAGAAGCTGGATGGACACTGGTGTTGATGAAGACTATATTAAAACTGTTATTGAACATATGATTGATAATGGTAATACTGACAGTGGAAAAATCGATGAGAAAAACTTTAAAATGTTATTCAAAACGTTTTTTAAGGTATCTGATGATGATATAGTGGATGAATGGTCTGATGAATATGAGTTTTTTCAAGACAACCCTATAAATATCCCACAATTTAACTGGGGTGCGATTAAAGGTTTGAAAAATGTTGATCTATGTGGTGGTAGTAAAGGTTGGTGTTTAGCTGAAATCAGAATTCTTTTAGAATTGGTCGATGTTGAAGTGAATCAATTAACAAATTTTATATATATAACGAAAGAGGATAATGTGAAAAATACTAAATTTAATAAATTGTACGAAAAATTATCTACTCAAATTTTCGAAAAAGACTCACCTTGTTGGGATGGTTATGAAAGAACACCTAACACCAAAGAAGGTGAAAAGGGGTCTTGTCGTAAAAAGAAGAGGAAGACACCCATCTCAGAAAAATCTAGTAAATGTACGAAGGTTACTAAAAAAGCATCATCTGATCGCAAAGGTAAAAAATGGACCAAGTGTGCTAAACAAGCTGATGGGTCTATTAAACGCATTCATTGGGGTCAAAAAGGTGTTAAAGTTACTGGTAAAAGTGGTAACACTAAGCGTAAAAAATCATTCAGAGCCAGACATAATTGCAAAAATGCTAAAAAGGGTTCACCTCAAGAGGCAGCATGTAAAGATTGGTAATTTTTAACTATTTAATATGGTTAAAAAGAAATATAAACAATTTAAATCTGGTGTTTATCGACCAAAGAACATCCAAAAATTTGGTGAATCAAAGTGTATATACAGGAGTTCATATGAACTTCAGTTTTTAAAGTGGTGTGATAATCACCCAAAGATAACTGACATCAAATATGAAAAAGTCATTATACCATATATGTGTAAAACTGATGGTAGACTTCATAGATATTATGTTGATTGTAAAATTAAAATGCAAGAATCCACAGGTCTTAAAGATTATTTAATCGAAATTAAACCATTTAGACAAACTCTTCAACCTAAACCTAGTAAAAGGAAAAAACAATCAACAATTATTCAAGAAAATTTATCCTTCTTGAAAAATACTAGTAAATGGGATAGTGCTAAACAATATTGTAAAAAAATGGGTTGGAGATGGTGTATTCTAACTGAAAAAGGTATTTATATAGATGATAGGTTTTATGAAGGGAACCTATTAGGTTTATCTAAATGAATTAATACCTGTATTATTTATAAATAATTATAATTGATATGGATATTATTCAAAATATAGCTGAACTAATTTCAATAGGTATGACCTTTCCGACAGTTATTTTGGCTGTGGTCGTTGTATACACATGGATGCCATCGGCTATAAATGCGTTTAAAACATCATCACTTGAATCACAAGAGTGGTTTATAATTGGTGTAATAGTTGGTTTTATTGGAGCTATTTTTGATAATATATTTTGGGTTATACCTTGGACATACTCATTTATCGGGAATGATTTATATTATAAAGTAATACCTTATGGAATATTGTTTAATATAATTTTTAGACAAGTTTGTATTATTATCGCAGCTTATTGTCACTTAAAGGCAGCTGAGATGACATTTGAACCTAAAATTAAATATTTAAACAATATATTAGTGTGTGGTAATATAGCGGGTTTAATATACTCAATCTCATTAATCTTGGTTAAAATATACTAAAAAATGATAAATGAATTTTTAAATATAATTAATAACCCTATTGGGGTAGTTGCATCAGTAGCTGATAAAGGTCTTACAACTAGAGATATTACCATAGCTATAACCGTAGCTGGTGGAGCTTTAACTACAGCTATCGGTGTTTTATGGAAAACTGTTTTAGATTTAAGTAAAAAACAAATCGATATGAGTAAAGAGTTAGGTAAACTAGAGGGTAAACATGAAGGTATACGTGATTTATCTTTTAGGGTGTTAAGTACTGTACATACCGCAGTACATGATAACCGTAATGATAGAAAAGAATAAATATATTTATAAATAATTATATTTAAATGATAAATAATTAAAATGAGTAGTAAATATAATCTTATTGTAGAAGATGTTGATGTAGATTCTTTTGAGTATTTGGTAGAACAGACTAACAATTCATCTGAGACTAAAACATATATCAAAGGTCCATTCATCATGATGAATGAGAAGAATCAGAATGGTCGTATATATGAATCATCTGAAATGGACCCCTGTGTTGAAAATTATATTGAAAAATATGTAAAAACAAATCGAGCTCTTAATGAGATGTCTCACCCAAATACCGCTGACGTTGATTTGGAACGAGCGTGTGATAGAACATTATCTTTAACATTAGTTGATAATTGCTGGATTGGTAAAGCTGTTTGCTTATCTACCCCTATGGGTAAATTGCAGGAAAGTTTAATTAGAGATGGTGTTAAAATAGGTAAATCTACACGTTGTCTCGGACAACTTACTGAAAATAATGGTATTAATTATGTTAAGAGTCCAAGAATGATTGCTACTGATACAGTTTGGGAGCCATCTGGTCAAGGTAAGAATACTAGTTGTTTCGTTAACGGTATTTTAGAAAATAAAGAATTCATCATCGATTATAATAATGATAATGAAATAATTTACGATGGGTTTGAAAAATCTATAAACCATTTACCTAAAAAAGATTTAGAATTTTATTTAATGGAACAAATTATGGGTTTTATTAAAAAAATTCAATAAAAATATAAATAATTAAAAATGGACAATAAAAAACGTATTTATAACTTATTGCGTAACATCTCAACAGGTGATTATGCGAAATGCAAAAATGATGTATCCACAATAATTGAGGGTAAAATCAGTAAAAAAATATCAAAAATTTCAAAATCTAAATAATAATACTCATGGATATTAAAGACCTACTTAAAGAATCTACCCAAGATGCTCTTTCTGAAGAAAATCTTCAGAAATTACAAGAAGCTGTTGAAGATAAAGCTAAAGAGATCGCTAAGGGTGAATATGATCTCAAACTCGAAGCTGCTCTTGCGAAACAAGATGCTGAGTATGCTGAAAAATTAGAAACATTTTTAGAAGATATTGATGAAGATCACACATCTAAAATGGAATCTCTTGTTGAGGGTATTAGTCAGAAACATTTTGGTATGTTAAACGACCTTATCAAAAAGTATAAAGCTGATTACGTTACCGAGTGTACTTCTTTTAAAGATCAATTAGTTACTAAAATTGATAAATTCTTCGATATTGTTGTAGAAGAACAGATCCCTAAAGCTGAATTGAAAGAAGCTGTTGAAAATGTTCGCAGTAAAGTTGTTCTTGAAAAGATCGCTGAGATTATTGGTATTGATAAAATTCAACAAAATACTATCGTTAAAGAAGGTATTATTGAAGCTAAGACTGAAATTGACTCACTTCTAGAAGAAAATGAAAAACTTAAAGTTGAGCGTAAAAAATTAATAAGCGAAAAGGTTCGTGTAGAACGTAAAGATCTTCTCTCTGAAAAAACAGTAGGTCTTCCAAAAGTTAAAAGACAATATATCAACAAAGTTCTAGGTAACAAATCTTTAGAGTTCATTAATGAAAACTTTGAATATACTCTAGCTCTCTTTGATTCAGAAGAAGGTGAAAGTAACGAAGTTCTTAAAGAACAAGCTACTAAACAAACGAAAACAATTTCCGAGAACATTGATCGTACAGAAAAGGTTGTAGAAGAGAGTGTTGAAGCTCCTCAAGCTAAACCTACTGATATGTACATGAATGAACTCTCAAGAATTTAATTATTAAATCGGAATTTAATAATATAATTTAAAACATGAGGCCACCGCCTGAGTATAGTAAAACAAGATAATAGTGAGAAAACACATAAAAATCGCAAATTAACAAAATAAAGGAAAAATAAATATTATGATTAAACCATCAAACTCTTATATCGATCAAGGACGTGCAGCAGCACTTCTTGAAAAGTGGAGTCCTGTACTTGATTATAGTTCAGAAAAGGTAGCCCCTATTTCTGAATCTAATTTGCGTCTTAACACTGCTATCCTACTTGAGAACCAAGAAAATTGGTGTTCTCAAAATGGTGGACTCATCAACGAATCTTCTTCTGTTGGTGGCGGTGCTCTAGGTGCAAATGCTGGTGCTGGTCTCGGAACCAATTCTGCAACACAATTTAGTTCAGATTCTTATGCAACAGGTGACGCACGTCTTCCAAAGGTACTTATTCCTATGATTCGTCGTACATTCCCTGAGCTTATCACTAACGAAATCGTAGGTGTTCAGCCAATGTCTGGTCCTGTTGGACTTGCATTCGCTCTTCGCTACAAATACGAATCTGATACTCTTGGTAGTGGTGACACTCGTGCATCTAACGTAAATGGTGCAGGTATCGACGGCGCTGAAGCTGGTTACAATAACCTTGACACTCGTTTCACTGGTACAAGCTCTGATGCTCTTACTGGTGACGCTGACGGTAACTTCCCAATGGTTGGTGAAGACCAAGGTGTAGCTGATCTTCTTAAGAACTTCGAGCTTAATGACCAAATCCCACAAATGACTATCGGTTTCGAAAAGACTGCTGTGGAAGCTGGTACACGTAGACTCGCTGCTAAGTGGTCTGTTGAGCTTGAGCAAGACGTTCGCAACATGAACGGTATCGATATCGATAACGAAATGACAAATGCGATGTCTTACGAGATCCAAGCTGAAATCGACCGTGAAATGATCATGCGTATGATTCAAGTTACTCTTACTGCTGGTCGTGGTAAAGGTTATTCCATCTGGGAACCAGCATCTGCTGACGGTCGTTGGATGGGTGAGCGTAATCGCCACTTCTATCAAAAGATCCTTGTAGAAGCTAACCGTGTTGCTATCCGTAATCGTCGTGGTGCTGCTAACTTCATCGTTGCAACTCCATCAGTTTGTGCAATGCTTGAGTCTCTTCCTGAGTTCCAATTCATGCCTGTAACTGGTAACGTTAATACACAGCCTGTAGGTATCGCTAAACTTGGTACTCTTGCAAGTCGTTTCAACGTCTATCGTGATACTCGTACTGAAGCTCAATATGTCGCTGGTAGCCGTGCTTCTGGTATCGATTATGCTCTCCTTGGTTACAAGGGTCCAGAGTTCTTCGACACTGGTATCATCTACTGCCCATACATCCCTGTTATGGTACAGCGCACAATCGATCCAGTACGTTTCAACCCAATCGTTGGTCTTATGACTCGTTACGGTGTGGTTGATCACCTATTCGGAGCTGATTTGTTCTATCACACAATCATCGTGAAGAACCTTGACGTAGCGTTCGCACCTGGCGAAACTTCAGTATTCATGACTGAAGACCACTACGTATAAGTCGATTATATAAAATTAAATCTAAACCCCGTCGATTTCGACGGGGTTTTTTTGTGATTTAAATATTGACTATTATGTATAAATTATATAGATAGTTAATATGAGCCATAAAAAAACATTTGAAGATTACATTAAAGATTTTAATGTAATACATGATTCATATTATATATACCCTAAACATCAAATAATAGATGGGAATAGGAGTAAAATAAAAATAGATTGCCCTAAACATGGTGAATTCGTGCAGCAAATATCAGCGCACAAAAGTGGTCAAGGGTGCCCCAAATGTGCAAAAAATAAGACAGCTCAATCCAAAAAATTAAATACATCTATCTTTATAAAAGATGCTATAAATATACATGGTAATATATATGATTACACCGATTCAATATATATTGATAATAAAACTAAAGTTAGTATAATTTGCCCTGATCATGGTGTATTCTATCAAACTAGAAACAATCATATTATACAGAAACAGGGGTGTCCACAATGTGGTTTAAAGAAAAGAAAAAACCCTAAGACATTAACAACATTACAATTTATCGAAAAATCTAAAACTATACATGCTGATCTATATGATTATACTAATGTAGACTATGTTAATTCGAAAACCCCTGTCAAATTGATCTGTAAACATCACGGTGAGTTTAATATTATACCTTATAATCATTTAAGGGGTTCTGGGTGTAAACAATGTAAAGTTGAACAACAAAGATTTAAATTATCTAGAAAAACTGAATATGTAGGTCGGGTTAATTTAATACATAATGATAAATATAATTATCCGTTTTTTGATACTGAATATATTAACGTTGGGTCAAAACTCACTATTATTTGTCCAAAACATGGTGAGTTTACTCAAATCGCTAAAGATCATTTACGTGGGTGTGGTTGCCCAAAGTGTAGCAACCAGATATCCAAGTATGAGGAATTTATTAAAGATTATTTAGAAAAAAATAATATAAAATACAAACAGGGTGATCGTGATTTAATAAAGCCGTATGAAATAGATTTTTTATTACCAGAACATAATATCGCTATAGAAATTAATGGTGTATATTGGCATGGTGAGCAATCTGGTAAAGATAAATATTATCATAAAAATAAGACGGATATGTGTAAAGATCTTGGTTACAAACTGATTCATTTTTTTGAAGATGATTTACAAAAAGAAAGAATGGTTTTATCTAAACTCAATACATTACTTAAAATTAACAAAAAACCTATATACGCTAGAAAGTGTCAAGTAAAGGAGCTTGATACTAAAACTAAAGTTAAATTTTTAAATAAATACCACCTTCAAGGTAATTGTAAATCTAATGATGCGTTAGGTTTATATTATAAAAATAGATTAGTGTCCGTTATGACTTTTGGTAAAAATAGAGCTGGTGAAATCGAACTAAATAGATTTTGCTCTGTTTTTAATTTTTATATTATCGGTGGTGCGAGTAAAATATTTAAATTTTATTTTAGAAATTATAAACATGATTATATAGTGTCATACGCTGAATTAACTCTTAGTGATGGAGAAATGTACCATAATCTTGGGTTTAGTTTGGATAATACAAAAAGAAGCTCTGAACCAGATTATAAATATTATAATCGATCAAAATCTTCATATATAAGACATCATAAATCGAAATTTACTAAGTCTAGATTAAAAGGTGAACTTGATAACTACAATCCTAATAAAACTGAGTGGGAGAATATGAGAGAAAATGGTTGGGATAGGATTTGGGATTGTGGGAAACTTAGGTTCGTTTACAATAATATTGACTAATATTTATAAATTGTATAAATATTTTTATGAATAATAATCAAAAACAAGTTTGTGGTAAATGTAAACATTTTCAAGATCCTCCTTTTGGGTTTCCGATTTGTAAAAAGTTAAAAACTGATACAACTAAACAATCAGAGCCTAAAGGTAAAAATTGTTTTGAAGAATCTTAATTTTTTAATTGACAAATAAATAACTTTTAACATTGTGTTTTCACATTATTAAATATGAAAACATTAACATGTGAGCAAAAATTAGTTTATAAAAAAGCTATAAAACTATCTAGGGGTTTATATAAACATAATTTTACCGAATTATTTCCTGATGGTAAACATAGAATTGAAATACGTTTAGATAATGTTGATTATACTGTAAGCAATTCTTATAAATTAGTTAATAATTACCTTAATGAAAATGGTTATAATTTAGATGATTATATTGGTGGTTACGCTTCGAAGACTGGAGTTAAAAACAAATATAAGATTGGTAAAATTATTAAACATAATAAATACCTAACATCTAACTTTAGAGATTGTGTATATCGACAGAATATTAAACTAATCATATCTCGCCACCCATATGATATAGCATGTGCGTCATGGGATCAAGATTGGAATAGTTGTTTAAATATTGAGGATGGTCATAATAAGGAGTGTTTGCATGATATGATCATTGCTAATAGTTGTATGATAGCATACACTGTTTCTGAGACTAATAATACTCCTCTAGGGAGATGTTTTATCATACCTTATTATAATTATGATACTGGCGACCTTTGGTTACATCCAGCATCAACGCCGTATGGGTTATTCCCAAAAGAATGTAGATCATCACTACAGGAATGGTTGAATATAAATTATAATGAAAAATATGTTGTCCCTAATTTAGATGAAAGTAAGCAGAGTATTAAATTTGTTTTTCCAAATGATTTAGTTTATGATAATGATGATGATGATGAAATTGAATATGTGGTGTGTTGATATTGAAAAAGTATAATATGTATATAAATATTTAAATAATAGATATAAAACTATGGCTATCAAAAAAACTACTAAAAAAACTACTAAAAAAACTACTAAAAAAGCTGTTAAAAAAACTACCAAAAAAGCTGTTAAAAAACCTGTAGAAGTTAAAGCAGAGAAACCTGTAGAAGTTAAAGCAGAGAAACCTGTAGAAGTTAAAAAAGATATTTCGTCTAATGAAAAACGTAGACGTAGATTACTTGGTTTTCAATAAAATATAAAATAATTGTAATAAACGCATATATCATAACAATATAATAATCAAGCGGTTACAAACTGATGCGTTTGTAACCGCTTTTTAATGAGTGTGTTATGATACTGTCGGTTATTGTATAAATAATTAAACCAAAAAGATTGTAAAGAATGTTGACTTTTTGAGTTAATTCACATACAATAATCAAATTGAAATATAACCATAATTATGAATAAAGTAAGAATTTTTGACGAGCAAGTTAGTCGCAAACCTGATCTATATCCTTGGACTGATCAATACATTAGAGCTATGTGGGAGGGACATTGGACTGATAAAGAGTTCAATTTTTCTTCTGATATCCAAGATTATAATGTTAAGTTGACTGAACAGGAGCGTGAGATTATAATCAGAACATTATCTGCTATTGGGCAAATTGAGATTGCTGTAAAAACATTTTGGGCTAAATTGGGTGACAATCTCCCCCACCCGTCGATTAGAGATATGGGTTATGTTATGGCTAACATCGAAGTTATCCATAATAAAGCTTATGAGCGCCTAATCGATGTGTTAGGTTTAGAACATGTATTTGAAGATAATTTGAAACTCGATTGGATAGATGGTCGAGTTAGCTATCTTCGTAAATATACCCATCGATATTATAAAGATAGTAAAAAACAGTTTATTTACGCTTTAATCTTATTTACATTATTTGTTGAAAATGTGTCACTGTTTTCACAATTTTATATTGTTAATTGGTTCGGTCGTAAGAATTTATTGAAAGACACTAATCAACAAACAGCTTATACTGCAAAAGAAGAAGATATTCATGCAAAAGTTGGTATCAAGTTAGTTAATGTTATTCGAGAAGAATATCCAGATTTATTTGATGATGATTTAGAGGAAAAGATTTTACATGAAGCAGGGGAAGCTTTTAAATCCGAATCTCAAATTATCGATTGGATGATTAATGGTATTGATGATGATAAATTAAATGCGCCGCTGCTTAAAGAATTTGTTAAGAATCGTATCAATGAATCTCTTGAGCAGATTGGGTATAAGAAACTATTTGAAGTAGACCAAGAGTTAGTTGAAAAAACTTTATGGTTTGATGAGGAAGTATTGGGTAATAGTGCTACCGATTTTTTCCATAGCCGCCCCACTGAATATTCTAAATCTAATAAATCATTTGACGAAGACGATTTATTTTAATAATCTTAATAAAGTATTGGTTGTTGGTGAACTCGCGACCTTAAAATTATACTTAATACAGAGTTCTCATATATAATTAATAGATATAATAAAACAAAAAATATGAGTTACGAATGGTTAAACGAAGACTCTCGTGTATTTTTATCACGAGGATACTTAAAAGATGGACAAATTGCTGAAGATAGAATTACAGAAATTGCTAATAATGCTGAAAAAATTCTCGGCATTGAAGGTTTTTCAGATAAATTTCAATCTTATGTGAGTAAGGGTTTTTATTCACTATCGACACCAGTTTGGACAAATTTTGGTAATGATCGTGGTTTACCAGTAAGTTGTTTCAACTCTCATGTCAGCGATACTATGCAATCTATCCTAGGTAAAACCGCTGAAGTTGGTATTATGTCTAAGATGGGTGGTGGAACATCTGGGTTCTTTGGTGATTTACGACCTAGAGGTTCATCTATAAGCGTTGGTGGGGAATCATCTGGTCCAGTTCATTTTATGGAACTATACGATAAGGTTGCTGATGTCGTTTCCCAAGGGTCTGCTCGTCGTGGTAGCTTTGCTGCTTATATGCCAGTAGAGCACTCAGATATTGAAGAGTTTTTACGTATCCGTGAAGAAGGTCACCCTATTCAAAATATGAGTATTGGTGTGACAATTGGTGATGAATGGATGGAATCTATGGTCGCTGGTGATAAAGATAAACGTAAAATCTGGGGTAAGATTATTAAAAAGCGTTTTGAAACTGGTTATCCATATATCATGTATAGTGATACTGTAAATAAAAACTCACCACAGGTTTATAAAGATAAGGGATATAAAATCAATTCTTCAAATTTGTGTTCAGAAATTACACTTCAATCTAACGAAAACGAGTCTTTTGTATGTGTCCTTTGTTCACTCAATCTACTTCATTGGGATGATATTGAAAATACAGACGCTGTTGAGACTTTGGTTTATTTTTTAGATGCGGTAAATGAGGAATTTGTTGAAAAGACTAAAGGTATTAAATTCATGGAAGCTCCTCATGAATTTGCAAAAAACCAACGAGCGTTAGGTATGGGGGTATTGGGTTGGCATTCTTATCTTCAATCGAATAATATCCCATTTGAAGGTCTCCATGCTCAGATGATTAATAACACAATATGGTCAACAATTCGTGATCGAGCTGATGATGCTACAAAAGAATTGGCTGAAAAATTAGGTGAACCAGAGCTCCTAAAGGGCTATGGGCGTCGCAATGTGACTACTTTGGCAGTTGCTCCAACAACATCTTCATCGTTTATTCTAGGGCAAGTATCCCCGTCTATCGAACCTTTAAATAGCAATTACTTTGTAAAGAAGTTAGCTAAAGGTAATTTTACATACAAAAACCCATATTTAGTTAAATTATTAGAAAAGTATGATAAAAATACCAACCCTATTTGGAAATCTATTCTAGTTAAAGGTGGTTCTGTACAACATTTAGAATTTTTAACTGATGATGAAAAGGATGTTTTCAAAACATTTGGTGAAATTTCTCAAAAAGATGTTATCGTACAAGCTGCTAATCGTCAGAAATATATTGATCAATCTCAATCACTTAACGTGATGATTCCACCAGAAACTAAACCAAAACAAGTTAGTGATTTATTAATTGAAGCTTGGGAAACTGGGGTAAAAACATTATATTACCAAAGAAGCGCTAACCCTGCGCAAGAATTATCTCGAAATATTATGAGTTGTTCGAGTTGTGAAGGATAAATAAATATGTTATGAGTGAATTACCTATAATCGATTTAAAAAACGGTCTTTATACTAAAGATATTTCAAATGCAATGGTTGATTTTGAAAAAAATCACCCTGTTAATAGGTGTGTATCCGAATTAGATTTACTTGATTCGGTTATAGGTATGTCATTTAAATATGTTGATGAATATGAAGGTATTCAAGATGTATTATTAAAAATTCAAGATAGAATGGTCTATCTTAGAGCTGAAATATTAACTCACCCTCGTAATTGGGGTGAGTTTTGTCAAAAAAATAAATGTATCTCTATAGGAGATATTCAATATTTAGATAAATTGTGTGTGGATATTAATAAATCCATTAAAGATGATGGTCAAATTATAGGTAATTATGGTTCAAATGGTGAATCATCAGCCTATTTTGATTACGCTGAATGTGTATGTAAAAAATTTGAGATAGTTTTACATGATTTAAATGATAATATTCACAGTACTTCAATATCACCATATATATTTGAATATATAAATAAACTTGGATATTATCTATATCTAATAGCTAGATATTTAAAAGGGTAATATGGAAATATTTGGAATAATATATTCAGTTAGTTTTATTATTTGTTACATACCTCAAATAATAAAACTGCTACAAACTAAAAAATCTGGGGATATATCGATAATATTGTTTGTATTATCGATATTTGGTTACATATCAGCTCTAATATATGTTCTATCTGTAATTGGTAATGATATTATACTCATAATAAATTATTCCGTATGTCTTATTTTCTGTATAATAATAACATTTTTAACATTAAAATATCGAAAATGTTATAAATAATTAAAAATAGAATTAACCAATAATACCTATGCTTTCAGTTAACAGCCAACAAATTTTCAATATTTCTCAAGCCGAAGATGGTAAATTTATAAAATTAGATACAACTAATATGCCAGAATTATCTGGATTTCCACAAGGTGCTTATGCGTTATTAACCGTTCCTGTGAGTGAATTAGATGGTAGTAGTGATAATCGATACCAAGATGTTCCGTTTTCTACACAAATAACAACAACATCGTCATCTAGTTCGCAAATAACAACAAGTCAATATAAAGGTTGGTTAACAATAAGTATCGATCCAGATACAACAGATATTGTATATGTTGGTTCAAGTGATGTTACAAGTACCGTAGGTTATAAATTAAGTGGTTTGTTACCATCTATAACTGTATCTAGTGATGAATTAAGTAAATGGTATGTTATAGGTTTAACTGGTGGTGAAACTGTTTACGTCTGCGGTGCTTATATAGAACAATAAAATGTTCAATAATTTTCCATATTATAATGTTAAATCAGTTAGGTTAGGTTCCCACTATATTACTAGTGGTATTGACCCAACATATACATTATCTGGACCTTTAACTGTAAATGAAGGTGAGTCTGTTACCATAGTATTAACAACAACTGATGTTGATAGTGGTGAAGTAATCCCTTATGTAATTACTGGTATAACAACTGATGATATAAATGGATCTTCTCTAAATGGAGAGTTTGTTATAGGTTCAGTTGATTCTATAGCTTTAGATATAACTGGGGACATTGAGTTAGAAGGTGATGAAACTCTTGTTTTAACATTAGCTAATGGTGAAGATTCTATTTCAATAAATATTAGTGATGGTATATTAACACAAATAGGACAAGATATATTAAGTTTAGATGCTGGTGAAAATGATTTCTACGGTCTTAGTGTAGCAATAAATTATGATGGTAGTGTTGTTGCTACTAGTGGACCTTTTAGTGATTCAGTTGGTAACAGAAGTGGTCGCACTAGAGTATATGAAATTGATGGTGATATTTGGACTCAGCTAGGTCAAGATATTGATGGTGAAGCCGAAATTGAATATAGTGGTAATAAAATTGATATTAGTGATGATGGTACTATCATCGCTGTTAGTAGTCATCTAAGTAATGTAAATGAATTAGAAAAACCAGGTCGTGTTAGAATTTTTAGGCTTGTTAATAACACATGGGTGCAGATTGGTGCTGATATTGTTGGTGAATCACAAGATGATAGAAGTGGTATTAGTTTAAGTTTAAATTCTGATGGTAAAATGATTGCTATCTCTGCACCATATAACGATGCTGGTAGCGCAAATATAAATCACAACTATGGGCATGTAAGAGTTTATAGGAATATAGATGATAATTGGGTTCAATTAGGTCAGGATATTGATGGTGAGAATATTGGTGATCTATTAGGTTGGTCTGTATCGATAAATGGTGGTGGCACTATTGTTGCAATTGGTACACGTACCGATGATACATCGTTTACAAATGCTGGACAAGTTAGAATTTATCAAATTGTTGGTAACACTTGGGTTCAATTAGGACAATATATTAGTGGTGAAAATTTTGCTGATAATAGTGGACACAGTGTTAGTTTAAATGGTGATGGTACTATCGTTGCGATTGGTGCTCACCTTAATGATGATGGTGGTACACATTCTGGTCATGTAAAAGTATACCAACTCGATGGTGAAAATTGGATTCAACTTGGATCTAATATAGTCGGTAAATCTGCTGGTGATTTAAGTGGAAGTAGTGTTAGCTTAAATGATGTTGGAGATATTATTGTAATTGGATCACCTAAAAATGATGATGGTGGTAATGATTCTGGACACACTAGGGTATTTACATATGATGGTAATGAATGGGATCAAGTTGGATTAGATGTTAGAGGTACATCGGATGGAGACTTTAGTGGTGGTAGTATAGATTTTAGTTCAGATGGAACTACATTCGTTGTTGGTGAGTATAAAAATGATGATGTCGCCACAAATGCTGGTCGCACTAGAGTATTTAAAATTAAGCAAGAATCCCCAGTTGTGGTACCAACTTATAGTTTAAACTCTACGTTACCAACAGTTGATGAAGGGCAGCAACTTACTGTATCATTAACCACTCAAAATGTAGAACATGGTACAAACATCAATTATACTATAATTGGTATATCAAGTGATGATATCGATGGGTCACCGTTAGTCGGTAGTTTTGTTGTGGGTGTTGTAGATTCAGTTACATTAAATGTAGTTGATGACTTATTAGTTGAGGGTATTGAAACACTTTCATTCATTCTTGATAATGGTGGAGATTCCATTGATATAGTAATAAACGATACAATATTACCTTATTACGAATTACTTACTTCATATTCAGTTAATGAGGGTGAAACGATTCTTATATCGTTATTAACAGAAAATGTTAATAATGGTACACTCGTTCCTTATACTATAACTGGTGTAACAAGTGATGATATTGATGGAGCGCCATTAACTGGTAACTTTGTTGTAGGAACAGTTGATTTAATTTATATTAATGTAACAGAAGATGTTTTAACTGAAGGTGAAGAAACTCTAACTATTACATTAGATAATGGTGAACATAGTGTCGATGTTATAATAAATGACTCATCACAAGATCCAACATACGAATTACTTGCTCCAATTGCAGTTAATGAGGGTGAAACAATTCTTATTGAGTTAATAACAACTAATCTCAATGTGGGTGCATCAGTTCCTTATACTATAACTGGTGTAACAAGTGATGATATCGATGGAGCATCATTAACAGGTAACTTTGTTGTAGGAACAGT